TTACAGATCTCAAGAGTCATCCCTGGATGGAAGAAATTAGACTTATCAACAGTCTATCTTCCCCCAGTGAAGGAGTTCGGGCCATTGCAAGAGGAGTTTAAACTCTTCTTGGTAAAGGCTCGACCTCTTCCTAAAGTCCAGTCATGGACTTGGGATTACCTGCATCCGTCAACACGTATGGGCCCAAACGGTCCTGCATTAAATAATGCAACAGTTGATTACTTTCCATGGGTGAAGAGGTATGGTTCACACCTTATCTCTCTCCAAGGGAAGTATATCAAGCTGGTGTATTATTTCCAGGACATTGCTCATTCTTTCCATCTTTGGCCGTCAAATCCAAAGGAGAAGTTCAAGGATAATCCTATCCTTAGACGTCTCTCTACGGTAGACGACAAAGAAGCGAAAGAACGAGTAATTGGGATAGTTGACTACTGGTCACAATCAATGTTGAAACCTTTCCATGAATCCATTTTGAGGATTCTTGGTAGGTGGTCAACCGATTTGACGAGTGGTCAAGATATCTCTCCGTTTGGGGATTCATCCCAACAATATTGGAGTATCGACCTTACAGCAGCCACAGACCGATTTCCTCTTTCATTACAGAGGGAAGTGGTCCGGGTACTGGAAGGCGATACATTTGCCGAGGCATGGGCCGACCTGATGGTAGGTGAACCTTTCGAGTTCCGTGGAAAGAATTATTTCTATAACACGGGACAACCGATGGGTGCCTACTCATCTTGGGCGGTCTTTGCCTTGACTCATCACCTATGGGTCCAATTCTCCGCATGGAGGCTTAATTATAAGCTACCATTTAGGGAATATAGGCTACTAGGTGACGATATTGTTATACGGGATGACCGAGTTGCTCAAGAATATCTCTCCTTGCTATCCCAAATTGGGGTCGAGGTTTCTAAAGATAAAACTTTAGTTTCCTTTCACTCATTTGAGATGGCAAAGAGGTTCTTCCACTTAGGTGTGGAAGTAACCGGTTTCCCTGTAGCAGGGATCCAGAACACAGCCAAAGGAGTCACTGAGACTCTGATGGTG